GGATGTCTTGGCTACCTTCCTTATAAGGAGATGGTAACGGCATTTGAGTTTCTATCAGGAGAGGTGACAGTTTGGGCTGGTGAGACTAAATCAAAGAAGTCATTTTTCACAGGGTTTTGCTTGATGCACCTAGCATTAAAGGGTCAACGATGTGCGCTTGCATCATTTGAGATGCCACCAGAGGTTTCATTTGAGCGTATGTCAAGAGCCTATAATGCAAAGAAGGAAACTACTGAGTCCTCTGATAGACTAGAATTTGGTGAAAGAGTTGCAGGAAATCTATTCTTTTATGACTTTGTGGGTACAGCACATTCTAAAGACGTTTATGCGTACATTGATTTTTGCGCTAATGCTTTGAAGTGTAAGCATATTATGATAGACTCCCTTATGATGATTGAGTTTAATAAGCAGATGGAGATTAATAACGACCAGAAGAATTTTATGTCTGAACTAATACAGTTGGCCAAAAGTTATCGGGTTCACATACATTTAATCTGCCATTTCAAGAAACCTGACAACATCAAGAGAAGGGCTAACGTGTACGATATTATGGGTACGTCTGCCATACCTAACCTTGCATCTAATTTGTTCTTGATTGAGAGGAATACAGATCCTGATATAAATATAGATATAGGTTTAACATTAAGCAGGTCACGCTCATTCAGGGAGTGGGAAGGATCTATGGGACTGAAATTCCAGGAAAATTTCCAATTCCATGACTGGAAGAATACTTACTCAATGTCAAAAGAAGACATGAGCCGTGGTTGCTATTTTTAATAAAGGAGAAGATTATGAGTGATATAAATTTAATGGACACAACAGACGCTAAAGTATGGGCTGATGAATTTGTTCGTATAAAAAATAAGGCTGGATGGCAGTTAGAAGATATTGACGAGGCTTTGATGGTTGGCTGGTTCGCAAATATGTGGGCTGCGACATACGACCCTTTGCAATCCATTATTGAACATCAACAAAAAGAAATCAAAACGCTGCGTGAGGCTTTGGAGTCTATCAAGAGTTGTGAGTAGACGACCTATTTGCCGTACTGTGTAGAATCGACACAAATAGCAGCTAAGAAAGCGTTGGAGGGCGATGTATGAGTGTATTAAGTGATGAACGTATTGAACAAATTATCAATAGCGTGGCATGGGTAGATGGCATTGTTAATAAGTTTGAGGCTACAGCAGCAATTAATAGGGCATTGACCGAGCAGCAAGCCAAGATAGTTGAACTGATAGAGGATATCGCAAAAGGCTATGTCAGCCTGAATAGCCTATCCCCTCTTGATGAATTAAAGACTGCTGAGATTGTTGCTAAACAGATCGCAAGTAGGCTCAAACAGGAATCAGCGCACAAAGTAGGGTGATGTATGAGTGACCTAACAAAGCAGGATCAATGGAAAATGATAAAGGATCAAGGCAAGGAAAAGCTTGTCAGGGACAACCCAGACGTGTTAGAATTTCTAGCTGAAGTGAACGATAATTTCACTGTATCTAATGTGATTATCAAGGGAACTAAACGGGATTAATGGAGTCAGACTATATATGAAGACAATAACAGTAAGATCAGAAGATGATAAGTATAAACTCTATGACTACATCATGGACGTAAATCCTCCAATGACAGTCACTATAAAGGATGGCGTGTGTCGCTCTAGCCAGCAGAACAAGCTGCAAGGATTATGGTTTCGTGAAGTAGCAGAGCAGTTAAAGGAATACACTCCTGAAGGCTATAGAGCGTATTGTAAGCTGCATTTCGGAATACCAATTAGACGAGCTAACGATCCTGTCTTTAAGGAGATGTATGACGAGACAATCCGTAGCTTAACGTATGAGCAAAAGTTGTCGGTAATGCAAGTGCCTATAGATCTTCCTGTCACTAGGGACATGACGGTTAAAGAAATGAGTCAATACATGAATGAAATATACCAGTTTTTCACAGGACTAGGTGCTGAATTAACAAGCCCAAAGGAGATTGAGTGAAGCTAACAACAACAGACTCCATCCTGTCTAAGTGTGTCCGTGAAAGGGCTAACTGGGTTTGTGAGAGTTGTGGTATTATCTCTGAAGATGGCAGGGCTACAGGTGGTGATAGATCTATGCAACATAGTCATTTTCAGGGTAGGAAGCATAAGAGAACAAGGTATATGATGGAGAACGGGTTATGTTTGTGTGCTAGTTGTCATGCAAGGGTAGAGGAAGACCCTTACCTTCATAACAAGCTTTACTCGGAGATATGGGGAGAGGGCATGGCAGAGCTTTTAAGCCAGTTAAAGCATGAACCCTATAAACCACCTATGACTTGGAAAGAGTTTGAAAAACAGGCTACCAAGCACTATAAGAAGGAGTTTGAGAGGATGAGAGGCTTGCGTTTAGAAGGTGAGCAGGGTAGAATAGAATTTGAGGGTTTTATATGAACTGGAAGTTTAGTCCACAAGACAGAAGGATTAATAGTGAGTGCTATAAGTACCGCATTATCAATAACGGGGCAAAGGGTGGTGAAAGATACCTCCTGGTAACCCAAGAGCCACTGACAAAGACATGGTGTAAGATACTTGGAATGGGAACATTAACAGAAATGAAGGAGAAGCAAATATGAACGAAGAAGAAAACGATTTAAGTCATGCAGAGAACTATCAAGCATTTCTTGAAGCAACAGAACAGAATTGGCTGGAGTACATGAAGAATACAAAATTCGACATGAAGGCAGCATTTAAAGCTGGCATCTGGCATCCTAACTTATCAGATTACGAGGATAAAAAATGAGCGATACTTTATTAGTTCACAGCATAAGTATGTCCACAAAGAATAACTCTGCTAAGTTTTCACACAATAGCATTCAGGGGCATTACCATTCTAATTTTGAGTTAGCTTATGCAGCAGATGCTAACCAGATTAGATGGTCGATGACTGTGGGCTGTTTGATGGACGGGCATTCTGTGGCTGCTAGATATGGTGCAGGGATGATTTTAAAGAAGGCTATCAACGGTTGCGGTGTTATAGATAATGGCGGTAATAACTTCCTAGTTATATCAGACCTACATATCCCGTATCATCACCCTGATTCGTTTGATTTCCTAGAGGCTGTGGCAGATACTTATAACTGTAAAACCTACTTGAATGTTGGTGACGTTATAGACCATCACGCAGGGAGCTACCATGAGTCTGAGCCAGATGCCTTATCAGCAGAGGAAGAATACGAGCAGTCTATTATGTACTGCCAGGATTTGCAGAGCAGATTTCCAAAGATGATAATCACTGAAGGCAACCACGACAAGATACCTAAGCGGAAGCTAAAGACCTGCGGTTTGTCTGCATCTATGGTTCACGACTACAATAAAATGTACTACCTAAAGGATTCGTGGGAGTGGAAAGACAGACATTTCTTTGACTCTAAAGGTGGTAGCCCTATATTAGTACCTATGGTATTAAATAAGAAGGGCAGATGGAATGGGAGAGTATAATATGATGCTATTACAAGGCGATTGCCTAGACTTACTCCCTACAATACCTGATGGATCAATAGATATGATATTGACTGATCCACCTTATGAAATTAGCAATTCTGGCGGCGGGATGATGGATAGAGATAACCGAGAATTTATAAGAAACATTGATGGTATGGGAATGTGCCGAAGCAACTTTGATGTGACTGGTTTCCTTAATGCTTGTTTGGAAAAGTTTGAGCATAAAAGTAGGTTTTGCGGCGTGTTCTTTTGCGGCATGAAACAATTATCCAGTTATATTTGTTGGGCTGAAAATAACAAGCTTCAAGTTGGCGTTGGTGTTTGGCATAAATCTAATCCTGCTCCATTGTGCAACTTTAAATACTTGAACGATGTGGAGTATTGGGTTTATATAAAAGGAAACAAATCCAAAATACTAGGCAACTACCATAGTAAGAGCATGGTGTATAGCTCACAAATTAACAAGAAAGATAAAAAGTTGTATAGACACCCGACAATAAAACCAGTTGAAATAATCGAAAAGTTTTTAACTAACCATTCCTTAGACGGGGCGGTAGTGTTAGACCCGTTTATGGGATCAGGAACGACAGGCGTTGCTTGTAAGAACCTTAACCGAAACTTTATAGGCATAGAGAAAGACCCTGAGTATTTTAAGATAGCGCAAGAACGAATATTCGGGCAAGAAGAGGTGGTGATATGAATAACGATAAACTGACAACCGATGAGTTAATCGAGAAGATTGTTCTTGTATACGATCCAGATGAAGTCATTGAGATATTAGACATTACTACTGAGGAACTTTTGGAGAATTTCAGAGACAAAGTAGTATCCAACAAATATAAATTTGAGGTGTGATATGGCAATAGTGTATGTGGTATTTAAAGAAGGTGTATACAGGCATGAGTGCGCTGGTGTCTTTACTACCCTTGACAAAGCAAAAAAAGCAGCTATCAGCGCAAGAGATGGAGATAGTGACGGTTATCACCACTATGACGTAGTTCCTTTTGAACTTAATTCTAAGACTGCACAGGAAGATGTAGAGCAGAATTATGTTCTTTGCGGATCTTATTGGTCTGGTGGGTTTTTAATAGAAAACCAGCCTGTTTATAAGGCAGGTTGCAAAGATACAACAGGAGTTTAATGTGGAATTATTTAAAGATTACATTCACCAAAGCAAGTATGCTCGCTATCTTGAGGAAGAAAAAAGACGCGAGACTTGGAGTGAAACAGTAGACAGGTATATGGATTTCTGGGGAAGCAAGGGTATTAATAATGCAGAAGCCAAGCCTTTGCGTGAAGCCATTCTTTATAAGAAAGTAATGCCCTCAATGAGAGGAATGATGACTGCTGGTAGAGCACTGGAAAGAGACAATGTAGCGGGGTATAACTGTGCCTACTTAACTGTGGATAACCCGAAAGCATTTGACGAAGCATTATATATCTTATGTTGTGGTACGGGTGTTGGTTTTTCAGTTGAGCAGAGGTATGTTTCTCAGTTACCTACTGTTTCTGAGGAGTTTCACGAGACAGACAGCATTATAACGGTGTCAGATAGTAAGATTGGATGGGCAAAGTCTTTCCGTGAATTAATAGCTATGCTGTACTCAGGTCAGGTCCCGAAATGGGATGTCTCAAGGGTTCGTGAGAAAGGCGCAAGACTGAAGACGTTTGGCGGTAGAGCTAGTGGCCCAGAGCCTTTAGAAGCATTGTTTAACTTCACTATAGACCTATTTACTAACGCAAAAAAGCGTAAGCTCTCTAGCTTAGAATGCCATGACCTCATGTGTAAAGTTGGTGATATTGTTGTGGTTGGTGGTGTTAGACGTTCTGCTATGATAAGTCTGTCTGACTTAGAAGATTCCTGTATGCGCTCTGCTAAGTTTGGTAGTTGGTGGGACTTAAACAACCAGAGAGCGTTAGCTAATAACTCAGCAGTTTATGAAACCGTACCTAGTATGGATCAGTTCATGGACGAATGGAGAGCGTTATATAAGTCTAAGAGTGGTGAGCGAGGTATCTTTAGTCGTGATGCTGCTAAACGGTTAGCCCCTGAGCGCAGAGATACAGACTATGACTTTGGCACTAACCCTTGCTCTGAGATAGTCTTAAGACCTAACCAGTTCTGCAATTTAACCGAGGTTATTGTCGAGCCAACGGATAGCCTTGAGTCTTTAAAAGAGAAGGTTAAGATAGCTTCAATTCTAGGCACGTTACAATCTACTTTAACTGACTTCCGTTATCTGCGTAAAATATGGAAGGATAATACTGAGGAAGAGCGTTTACTAGGGGTTAGCCTTACGGGAATATGTGATCATTACATGTTGGGCAACCATAATAGCAAGGATTTACCAAGATGGCTTGAGGAGATGAAGGATGTCGCAATCACTACTAACAAGATTTGGGCGAAAAAGCTTGGTGTTCCTGAATCAACTGCAATTACTTGTGTCAAGCCTAGTGGTACTGTCTCTAGCCTTTGTGATACTGCCTCTGGCATTCATACTCGTTTCGATAATTACTATATCAGAACAGTTAGACAAGACAATAAAGACCCGCTAACGCAGTTTATGATATCTCAAGGAATACCTAGTGAGCCTTGTGTCCGTAAACCTGAAAGCACTACCGTCTTTTCGTTTCCAATGGAAGCACCAAAGGGGTGTAAAACCAGGAATGACTGTTCAGCAATAGATGATCTCGAACGATGGCTAGTATACCAGAAGCATTGGTGCGAGCATAAGCCCTCTGTAACGATTAACGTCAGGGAGACTGAGTGGATGGAAGTTGGGGCATGGGTATACAATAACTTTGATTATATGTCAGGCGTATCGTTTTTGCCTTATGATGGTGGAACTTATAAGCAAGCACCATATCAAAGAATAGATAAAAATGAGTACAAGAGCTTGGTTGATGCGTTCCCGAAAGAGGTTGACTGGACATTGTTGGTTGAAGATGAAGATAATACTACGTCAAGCCAAGAGTTAGCCTGTACTGGCGGATCATGTGATATACTATAGGAGAAAATATATGCAATTTACACTACCGTTATTGGGCACTTTGTTTGTTGGTTCGAAATTGGCTGGGTTTATAACATGGTCTTGGTGGCTTGTTACACTGCCTTTTTGGGGTGGTCTTGCCTTCCTTGTTGTTCTCTCAGTCGTGCTCGCAGTACATGACCAGTTATACGGCAAATGACATGAGTGCAATAAGAGACAAGTACAACACTAAATGGGACACAACTGTCCTACCCGTAACTGAAGGAGAATATATGTCTTTAGATGAGAAAAGTAGTTACTACGATGCGGGAGGTATGGAGGTCTTTACAGTGATGCTGGCTAAGATGACCCCTGAGCAATTAAAAGGGTACTACCTTGGCAACGTCATTAAGTACAGCTTACGGCTTAACTGGAAAGGTTCTTCAGAGAGAGATGCTGAGAAGCTAGCCAATTACTCTAGGCTGCTAAAGGAGTGTGAGCATGAGTGCTGAAGAATCAACAGGAGAGCAGGTTTTATCAGGCATTGGTGCTTTAGGGTTTGTCATCATGTTATGTACGCTAGCCTTATGCTTGACTATACACCATAGCAAGGGTGAGGTTACTGTGGTGTACGAGGTAGCAGGTTATAAGCTTGAGAAGAAGGGGTAGCCATGAAGACAGATTTCCAAGCGAGAGTGTTAGTTGAGGTAACTGTTCCCGTGAGTTGTGGTAGGATATTCGGGGTTCAGCATTCCCTTGACGATGTTTTAAAGGAAAAGTTTGGCACATACAACCGATTTACATTATTGGAGACGTGGGAAGATGAAGATAGCGAACGATGAAAACCTGCTGCAGGAAATCATATTAGAAGACTTGATAGAGTCTTACGAGGATGCTAAGAAGTTGCATAAAGATTACCCATTTAATTTCTCAAAGAAGGACGTTAAAGCGTTAAAGCGTGTAGCTAAGTATTACGGAGCGATATTCGATGAATGACCCGTTATGTGATAGCTGTCACAAGGAGAGGCATTTAACATTGTCAGCACGTTTTGAGATGCTGTGTGTCACATGTATGCACGACCAATGCCAGTACCCATTAATGGAAGCTCTAGAGGAGAAGGAAATACTTGATGGGTACAAGACTGCAATGCAGAGAATATGGGACGAGATTGACAAACTAGGAGGTAAGAATGAAGATAAAGATTAATAGCCAGCAAGTACACAGGATAGTTGCGAAGGAATTACGCTCAATGATAACTGATTTCGAGGACGATGGTTTTCTTAGTGATGGGGAGACAGAGACTTATATGGCAATGGTTATTGTACACAACTTCTACTCAATGTCGGAAAATCACATAAAGATATGAGATGTAGGG